TGTTGGCTGCGAAGACAGATCCAATTTGGAATGTTCTATTTCCTCCGAACGGATTTCAATGTCGTTGCAGTGCAAGAGAAGTAGATGTTTATGAATTAGAACAAAAAGGGAGACTCTCACAGTTTGGACAAATCCGTCCTTACTATCCTCCTACCATTCATTCTGCTTATCGCGATACGGGTTTCGTTTCAACTTATAGCCTATAAGGAGTATAATATGTCATATAGCAAGCGGGATTGGGTTCAGGTTACAGTGCCTCTACGTCCAGCGGAGCACACGGAGATAAAAGCTCGTGCTGAGCAGGAGGATCGTTCGATGGCTAATTATATTCGAAGCAAACTACTCCCTAGTATCCCTAAATCAAAAGGAGACAAGTAATGAAGAAAGGTATTATCGCGCTGATCACTGGAGTTCTTGTCATGCTTGGATGCCAAGTGGATTTGACTCCAGAACAGCAAGCGCTAGTGGATAAGTCTAATGCAGCGCTAAAGGCAGCAGCAGATCAAGTAGCAGTTGTGCAGACTACAGTAGATGGCTATATTGCTGAGTACAAGACAATCAAGGCGAAGATCGATTCGGGTGAATCCATTCCTGCTATTCTGGCTTCAAGATTCGCTGAACTTACAGCGCTGATTAAAGGCGGAGTGGCTGACATTCAGACGTCGGTGGCTAAAGTAACTGATGCAAAGAAAGCGTTAGAAGAGGCGATGAATGCAGGCGTGCACTGGTATAATTCACAAATCCTGATAAACATCGTATTGCTTTTGTGCGGAGCAGCAACAGTGTATTTCCCTGTGGCAGCTCCCGCAATTGCTGCAATTAAAACCGTGGTTCAAGCGGTTGCTGTTGTGAACAAAGTCAACCCTGCCGCTGGAGCGCTTGTAAAGAAAGCAGTGCTAACGCAATCTCGTGAGGTTGGCGACAACGAGTTATCTGTAGACAGCTACATACAAAAATATGATCCCAAGATAAAAGCATAAGCGGAACTTAGTTCCAAAACAATCTGGGAGATGTGGGAGAATAACCCACCGATAGTCGTCCAATATACTAGGGCACCCAGAGATACGATGAGCCAGTAGGCTAATAACCTGCTGGCTCTTTTTTTGCACATAATGTTCCTGAACCAGTAGATTCTCACTTTTTTGTATGTTATGATCTGAACGTATGGCAATCAATCCACAGAAACCACTCACGGTTGCTGATCTACCAGGTGGACATTATCGTTGGACTCGGAACCCGGATAGTACTTATAACATCCTGCGCGTTCCGATCATGACGTCTCTGCATGCTAATGAATTTCCAAGTCCCACAAATGAAAAGCCTGTAGATGCCAAATGGCTCCAGGCTGCGATAGATAGGGCAGCGCTAAGGGAATCCGAAGGGCACTTTGGTGCCGTCCATGTCAATCATCACGGAACTGGCGCACCCGATATCTATGCTGGAAAACTCCAGTTGTGGGAAGTAGGTGAAACCGAGTATAACGGAGAAAAGCGCCACTGTCTTTATGCCAATTTTCTACGGGTTCCAGAAATCATATTCAATAAAATAAGGGCTGGTGAACTGAGTTATCGTTCAATTGAAGGAATTAGCTGGGAGAATCCAGAAATAGTTAGCTTGGCACTGATGCCTACAGAAACACCATTCTGGCGTCTTCCAATGCTGAGTCTCGGAGAGGAAGCTTCTCAATTTGATATCGTTGCAACTCTTTCACCTAGATTAGCTGCCTCATTAGGAGAACGTCAGATGGCAGAAGTTACAAAGATTGAAACTGTGGTAGAACCCGTGGTTACAGCAGCGCTCCCTACTCCTCCTCCCGCTCCTCCCGAGAAGAAGGAAAAAGTTGAAGTGAAGGCTGGAGACGCTCCTGGTGGGATGCCTACTGCGCCTGGCGAATCTACTGCTCCTGGCGGGACGCAAGAGAATCTGGAACAGCATGTGAAGGCGTTCATCAAGGGTTGCTCGAAGTACATCAAGAGTGAGTTAGTTGATGTCGAGAAGCCTGAAGAGAAAAAGCCAGCGGAACAGATTGCTGAAAAGGTAGAGGAAAAGGTTAGCGGTTCCGATAAGGTTGAATTGGCTGCTAAGCAGGCTAAGATTGACGGACTTGAAGCTCAGCTAGCTCAGAAGGCGCGGGAAGAGGCAGTTAATACTCTCGTGGCTCAGGCTGAGAAGAGTCTCGCGGGATTCCGAATTACTGATTCGATCCGCGCAAGCATGAGAGAATTCGCCATTCTTGGTGATAAGCCTCTTGGTAGGTATGTTGAAGTTGTTCGGACTTCATTGCCTCAGGCTGCACCTTCTGATCCCGAACATACTACGGTTCCTATCATTGCAGTGCTTCCTGGCGAAAACGATATTATGGCTTCGATTCAGGATCAATCGCCTGATATCCAAGCTCGCGCGAAGCAGTGGCTTGATATGGGGCGTAGATTCTACAGTGATAGTGGTGTAAAAACCACATCTCACGCGTCTCTTAAAGAATATGTGCTACTCAATCTCAGGCGCGAAGGAGTGAGCGTTTAAGTGAACCAATGTTTTCTTGTTATCCAGTCCCACACTGGATTATTAAAGGAGATGGAAAATGGCTTTGACTGCTCCAAACACCTGGACGTTTCGTCCTCGCGGCGTTGGAATGGATTGCGATTCGTTCCTCGTGCAGAATGCGGAAGTGATCTATAACGGAGCTATCGTCGTGGTTGACAAGGCTCTTGGTGTTGTATCCCCCAATGAGGGAACGCTGAAGAACCTTGACGATCTGTCCGGGACGCTCGACTGGGTAGTTGGGCTTGCTCGTCCCAGCACGAACTATGTCACGGGCGACGGTTCGACGGTTTGGTGCCCGGTTGACACCAGCGGTCCTACGATTGTTCACGTTTCGGTGGCGGGAGTTACCAGCGCCAAGACGAACGGTGACTTCGTTTATGCCACCGACGAAAACACGCTGACTCTCACGCCATCGACGTATGTCAAGGCGATTGGCGTACAGGAGCGCTATTACGGAACGACTTATATTGACGTCAAGATGTTCAACCAGATGGAAGCTATGGCTTATCTGCGTGGGTAATTAATTTAATTAAACAGGTTCACTGAAAGGACTGAACATGGCAGAAGTTATTGCTGGTGAGGCGTTTGCTGCTGGACTCCGCACCGAGTTCTTGAAGACGTATGACAAGAAGTATTCGGGCCTTGAGAGCCTGGATGTCGCGATGCAGCGCAATGTTCCATCCGATAAGTTCCAGGAAAAGTTCTTCTTCTTCGAATCGGCCCCGTACATGAAGTTGTGGAAGCGCGGAACTACGATGCACGAAGGGCAGTTTAAAGGGGTGCAATGGACAGTCACTAACGGGGAATGGGCTGAGAGCATAAAATGGCATTACGCTAATCGCCAGGATGATCAAACCCGTTCTTTGATGAATCGAGCGTCCGATCTCGGTAAGAATGCGACTCTGTTGGATGAGCAAAACTTTTTCGACATTCTTATTAACTCCGCTGCTTGGGATCGCCTTGAGGCTATTCCTCTTGCTCCAGACGGTCACGCGCTGTATTACGGTTCCACTCGCTTCGGGCTTGCGACTGGTAACGTAATCAGTGGCGCAACCGTGGCGACTGCTGCCAATGTCCGCACGGACTTCTACAAGGCCGTTGCTGGTTGGCTCCAGTTCCAGGACACTGAAGGGAAGCCATTGCTCAGTAGATCCGTTCTCGATGGCGGAATGACGATCTTCTGTGGCGCAGCTAACGTTCAAGTATTTGGCGAGGCGTTCTCACAGAAGTTCACAGCGATTGGTGCTAACACCGCGACGAGTAACGCGGCTGTCAGCAACATCGTTCAGGACATGGGATTGTCCGTTAAGATTATCCCAACTCAGTATATCACTGACAACGATTGGTTCATCTTCCTGAATGCTTCCGACGTGAAGCCTATCTTCAGTCTGAAGCGTGATGGCGTTCAGGACGTTGTTTCGACGTTCCAGAACAGCGATGAATGCCGCAAGACTGGGATGGAATCGATTCGGTTCTGGGAGCGTCGTGGTTATGGCGTGAACATGCCTTATGCAACGTTCATGATCAATAACTAAGCGGAACTTAGTTCCTAAAATATCCGTTACACGGATTAGTTGAATAGCTATATGGGGAGATTACCCATGGCACGTCCGAGAAAGGTAGTTCCTGCGTCCGCGCCAGTGATGGAAGCTCCCGTGGCTGTTGTGGCTCCTGTTATGCAGCAAGTAGAAGCGCCAAAGAATATTGTTGCTGAGCAGAAGCCTCGTCAGGTGAGTAAGCCACGTCCGTATTTCCTTGGGACTACGGATGA